TGACGCAAAGATGCCTTGACGTTTACCGTGCCTGCAAAGCCATATTCGTGCGCCTTGCCGTAGCGGACGTTGGTGTTTACTTCGCCGATTACCGCACCGCCCGAACTGGTTACCTGTTGATGTATCGACCGACGCAGATTGCCCGTCCGTACATTCAGCACCTGCCCCGATAGACGGTTTTGCATGACTTCGCGTTGCAGCCGTAACGCCGACCGTCCGACAGACTGCACAATAGCCGTCTGAACCTTGTCGCCATAGGCACGCAATACCGCCGCCAAAACATCGCTGCCGATAAACTCCATCTTCAGCATCACACGCCCTTTCGTTTGTACTCATTGAGTATCGCAAACGCTGACGGGGGGATGCCGCCCGATTCGCTGAACGTAGAGAATGAGATGGTTTCGCCTGCAAGCGTCTTGCTCTGTACGCCCTTGTTCTCGATTTCATTCATGCGTTGCGTTGCAATAATCAAGATGGCTTCCTGAATATCGGCGGGTATGGTTTCATAGCCCGCGCGGTACGATACTTCGACGTTTCGGATTCCCTGTGCAAAACAGGCATGGCGTATCAGCAGCCAATTATCAAAATCCCAGTCGTTCGCCATGCGCCCATTGATTTTTACAGACGACACGGATAGGACGGGGTATTGATTCAGGACGATGCGGTTTTTGCCGTTGCCGTTGTAACGCTCGACGTAATCCGCCGCTTCGAGTTTGCGCCCGATGTAGGCTTCAAC